CCTGGAAATCAATGAAGTAGTCAAGTATCTCAAGGAGAAGGACTTTGGTGCCTTACGGAAGTGGGTGGGATCGCATGATGTTGAACCAACCACACTGTACCGCAAACTCTATGATAACCTCTACACCATCGTCAAGCCTGAATCGATTCCCCAGGTGGTCCTGCTTTTGGCAGACTACCAGTATAAAGGTGCCTTCGTCGCGGACCAGGAAATCAATGTCATGGCACTTTTGGTAGAGTTAATGATGGGTGTGGAATTTTTGTGAGTTATTTCAACTACTTCCGCTATTGACATGATCCACCAGAAGTGGTATACTTTGAGGGTGAGTGCTTATGCTCACAGAGATTGGAGATACCATGAATAATACAACAAAGAACGTGGTGAACTGTTTAAGCGAGGGTGTGGCATGGAACCGGTTTGCAAAGATGGTCTGCGCTGTGGGTTCTCAGTTCAACGATGCACAGAAACGATTTATGAAGGGTGAGATTATCGAACAAGCATTAGCTGAATGCTCTCGTGGTATGTTGCAGTATGTCGGTCAATCCCAGGATGGGTGCGACTTTCTTTTGCGGAGCCTACACAACACTCGCATTGAAATGAAATTTGATGCCGGGGAAATTTTTACCCCTAAAGGTAAACTCAAAAAGAATATCACCATCAAACTTATGAACAGTCATGGAACTAACACCCATGCCGCCCTACCAGCAACCTATGCAGATTTCCTTATCGTGGCCTCCACAAGAGGAGTGTTGATCATCCCCAAAACCACATTCAAGAAGTATATCACCATTTCAGGTGATGGCATCGTCGCCAAATTTCCATCGGCGAAAGCGACAATACTTGTTGGACCTGATGTGATGGATATATGCTACCAAGCGACAGTAGACTTCAGTAGCGAACTCGCCAAACTTACAGAGAAGTTTATAGAAAGTATTAAGTGAAAATGGGTGAAGTGGGTATCATTCTTGAAAAACATTGTAATGATGAAGGACTGCCGATCCTAGATAAACAAGAATGGGCATCACTCAATAATTCATTCTCTAGGGACGAAATTAAAGATGGTGTGGTCAAGTGCCTTCTAGATCACCATGCACCATACCCATTCCGAATCATTACTCACAAGAAAATGTCACAGGAGTTTCTGCTTTTATGTCAAGAAACTCCTGAACGATTTATTATCAATGGCAATGATGTTCTTGAGAAATTTGACGATTATCGTTTCCCCTTCAATACACACGGACTTTTCACGATTCAATTGGGGCATAGATACAACGATGTGAGCAATTTCTTCATGCAAGAAGAACGGCATCGGTGTGCCGGTTATAACATTGACAGTCCACTGACAATTTGGCAGGATGCCGACCAACTAAAGAAACTATGCTCCGCATTATGGCGCATGAATAATGATGAATTGTCTATGAGTACCTATCGTGGACTATTCAGGTTAGGTGCATACGTGGCAACTCAATTCAAGCCACACGTTGCCAGAACTATTTACCACATAACACTTGCAAAAAACATCTTAGATATGTCGTGTGGGTGGGGTGATCGGCTGGCGGCATTTTATGCCTCACCCAACGCTGAGATGTATGTGGGGTGCGATCCTAATGAACAAGTCTTTGAAATTTACAAAAAGATGTGTGTGGAATTTGAACAACTATTGACGGGGCAATCACCAGTCCTTACTTCGGCTGAGAATTACTTCGAGTGCCGTGGTAAGAAGGTAGTCAGGATTTACTGTCTGCCTTCGGAAGATTTACCCCTAAACTACCTGGACAGCAATTTTGATTGTATTTTTTCCTCACCCCCATACTTTTCAACTGAACGATATAATGAAGGTGGGGTAAAAGAGGGCGAGCAATCATGGAAGAGGTATTCCACTTATACTGCATGGCGTGACGAGTATCTATTTCCTTCTCTGCGATCATTTTCCTCAAAACTCACCCCCAATGGGGTCATGCTTATCAATATCATCGATCCTGTGATAAAAAATATCCGTTATCGTGTCTGTGATGAAATGGTGGGATTCATGACCCAAGAGAAATTCCATTTTATTGGACAGATCGGCATGAGAATCAAACAACGACCTAAGAAATCCAAGGAATTATTAACATTTATGAAGAAACACTACATCGAGAACGTGTGGTGTTTTTCAAAGAATAAATTTTTTACATTCAAATTCACTACAAGCAACAACCTAGAAAGGTTCTTCCCATAATGTGGGAATTGACTCTATAGGGAAATTGGTATTCTCATGAAACTTGATTTTTGTGCAGTCTGCGGAACAAAAGATGATGGGTGTTGAGTTTTTGTGACAATGCAGGACCCGGGCTGACTGGCAACACAGAACCCTAACGGGCAGGAACTACCCATAGGCCCGGGTGCTGCAATTTAGTGAATGGTATACATGCCGATTCGGCAAGAAAGAACCCTAACGGGCAGTCTCTACCCGCTTGGTGTGTATACCGCATTTCAATGGTCTGTGCGCTGACTGGCAATACAGAACCCTAACGGGCAGGAACTATCCACCAGCACACAGACTATAATTTATCATGAGGGGGCACTATGTTTCAAAGTTTGGATTATGGAAATGGAAGGATTGTCCGTGCGTGGGGCGCTGGGGAGCATGAGCATGATATTCATAAGACGTTTACAGACCTCCTCGCCCATGTTCCAGAGGGAACTATCTTAATTTGCGAACGATCCTTGGCAAATTTTAGCCGGCTAGATTATAATACCGGATTGGCCCTTGCTGCACAAAGAAACATTGAACTGAGGGCAGTCTCTACTCATGCAGTGAAGGGGTATCGAAAGATAATTAAGCAACCAAAACCCAGTCGAGGCGCGACAATTGAGGATGATATCAAAGATGCAAAGATATTATTGTTGTTGTTTGGAGAGGGAAGCACCCGCGCCTATGGCTGTTTCAAAGAAGAAAAAAAGAAAGAATTACCCACAGACCTCCGGGATCGTCTGAAGAGACTCATCGTGAATGCCAGAAGGAATGATAGGTGGGGTCCACAGAAAAAATGGCTAAAGGGGCATGGGTTTGAATGTATACCAGTGTTGTGTAGTGCTTATGTTGTGGCACAAGAAATACAACCCCTTGGGTTAAGTAGGAGAGTGTATAGGAAATTCACTCGCATCTCAGAATTTGGGCGGGCTAATGCCATTCACCGTTCAAATGGCACATATTGGCTATTCAGAAATAGCAAAAAGAAGAACTGGGATAGGTTGGAGGATCGAAAAGTGCGAGCGAAACAGGTCAACCAGATCATTGATAAGATTTGGCATAGAATCAGTATTCCTGATGGGGTTTTGCCAATATGAGTCCCTTTGACTTCGTAAAAGAAATCCAGGTCGGCAAACACGATCTTATGACTGACCCTCAGTCAGAAAAAGATTATGTGGCATTCATTATCAACAAGACGCTCTCCTATGAAATGGACTGCCTCTTGTATGCCAATGAAATGAACCGCAGGCATCACCTTGATAAGAAAATGCAGTATCACTACCTGCTCCATACCATTCGCGCCAGGCGCCGGGGGTTCCATAAGTGGTCCAAGCCCGGTGAGAATGACGCCCTTGTAGCCGTGAAAGAGGTTTGGGAATGCTCAGATCGTAAAGGCATAGAAATCCTCAGAATCCTCAGTCCTACCCAAATCGAAGAGGTTATGTCCATCACCAATAAAGGTGGAAGAGTCGGTAAAGCCAAATCTCCGAAACCATAAATAACTTCACACATTTCTGTGAGGTTATTATGTTTGATCTTGAATCCTGCGTCGAAATCACCCTAAAAACCCCTGACGATTTCTTAAAGGTCCGTGAAACCCTCTCGCGTATCGGTGTCGCGTCACGTAAAGAGAAGATTCTCTATCAATCTTGTCACATTCTCCATAAGCGCGGCCGCTACTTCATTCTCCATTTCAAACAACTCTTCGCCCTCGATGGCAAGCCTACGGACATCTCTGAGAACGATGTCGCTAGAACGAATGCCATTGCTCGTCTTCTCGTAGAATGGGGGCTCCTCAGCCTTGTCAAGCCTGATGCGTTGGTTGAGGTTGCTCCTCTTCATCAAATCAAAATCATCACCCACAAAGAAAAAACTGACTGGCAATTGGTGACTAAATACACCATCGGGAAGAAGCGGGTTGGTGATCAACCCCCAGTCTAACATTCTTTGGAGGTTCTATGAATCCAGCTATTGGTACTGTCGTGACGTTCATCCGCGCAACTGACGCGGTGGAGTTCAACGCTTTGGTTCTCTCGGATGAGGGTCCAGGCTTTGTCAAGGTCGCCTTTGTTGATACCACCAGCGGCCCCGCGTTTGTGGCCACCACAAGTGCGGTCCCTATTGCTGAACCCAATGCTCAGGGCTTAGTGATCGTCTAATGTTCCGCCGCTCTGGAGGAAATTATCAAAAATCTTCCAGAGCGGCAACATTAAAATTCTCTAATGTTGAAAATAAATGGTCAAAAACCACCTTCTCGGTACATCCGGGGCAAATAGAACACATACATAAAAGAGTCCGGACCTGATGAAGAGTCACCTGAGATACCTAAATCCCTGGTCTATAGGTACGGCCCCAGATGCGAAGCATCAATAGAGTCGGTAATACCTGCTTCAATACCGTGGTATGTGTATTTCGACCGAAGCCTTTATGGTGCCTAAGGACTCCATTGCCTCTACACCACATTATTCCCAAACATGAATGGTTTGAACGCTTCGGTAACTTGAATGGGGTCAATGCCAAAGATAATGTCGTGCGTCTGACCCTCTCTCAACATGCCGAAGCGCACTTGATGCTCTATGAATTGAATCATAACGAGAACGACCTTCTAGCACACCAAGCCTGTGTTGGTATGATCCTCAAGAAGCATCCCAAGGTCGTCAAGAAACGCAAAGCACCACGAAGAATGAAACGTAAGGCTCGAACCTCCTACAGGAAATTCTCATTATGAAATCTGGTGACCTCTTCGGTGACAATTATCCTCATTTTATCCAACCCGGTGCCCAACAAGTACAGGCGGTGTGTGGTATCTGTAATCATGGTATTGCACTTCAAACCGCCTGTCAAATTGATGGAGTGGCCTCCTGTTGGTATTGTTGGAAGGATCATGTCATTTCCAGGAATGTCTGTCCTTGTCCTTACCGACTACCTCAACCCCGTAAATGGATAGAACGTCCTAATACCGAAAAAGATCTGGCCTGGACAGGTCTTGCCTCCTGCTCCATGACCACTGTCGCCCAAACAGAAACCTTCATCAAGAATCCCACAGGTGGTCTATGAGATGGTCAAACCTCTACCGAAAAGTCATCACCAATCCCTTAGCCTATATTCACAATCGTTGGATCAATCCTAGTGATCGTGTGATTATTAAGCACCCTGACTATCCCCAGGGACACTATCATGATACCGATACGGTCATGATGTATGTGTTGTTTCAATTGCTGGTGGACTACATTGAAATTGAGTGTGGTAACTTTATCTCGATCCGCTATGAAACTCGCTGGCAAACATGGGGTCGCCGTGTACGAGAACTACCACTAATTCATTGGTTGGTACCCACGCCTCGTAATGCTCGCCGAGGACTTCATTATCTCAGATGGGAAATGACACTCAAGGATCACCCCACACAGGCGTTGTTTGCCAAGGAACTCTTCACCCTCTATCGGTTCTGGAAGCATGTACGACCTACCCGGATCGATCCCTTTGCCGCCTACCATAACCTTCGGGATGGCAAGGATTGGAAAGGACCGATCACCCCAGAGGAATCGAGCCGACTACGTGAGGCTGCGGACCTTGAAGCAACGTATGAACAAGAAGACACCGATATGCTACAGCGCATTGTCAAGGTCCGCAGTGGTATGTGGACATAAGGAGCCGTATGAGCCAACTCACCCCACACTTCAGCTTAAGAGAAATGACTCGTTCAGATACCGCGGTACGTTTAGGTATAGAAAACGTCCCCACGGCAGAACACCTGGCAAACCTTGTCCTACTATGCACTCATGTCTTAGAGCCCGTCAGAAGCCATTTTGGACCCGTCCGTGTCAATTCTGGCTATCGTTGCCTCGCCCTCAATATGTCCGTGAACCCCATGACCTCCACCATCAACAGACTCTCCAAACATTGCCTCGGTCAGGCGGTGGATTTTGAAGTAGAAGGAGTGACTAACGGTGATCTCGCTATCTGGTGTCGTGACAATCTACCGGAGTATCACCAAATCATCCTTGAATTCTATACACCCGGTCAATTGATGAGCGGGTGGGCCCATGTGTCCTATGTGGTGGGTCACCAGAAAAAAGAAGTCTTGACAGCGGCACGAATAGGTGGTAAAATAGTCTATTCATCGGGGATTCAACCATGAAGAAGTTCTGGCTGACAGTCGTGTGTTTATTTGTGATGTTATGTGCACCCTTGGTATCCTTTGACCAAATACCGAAGAGGATAGACCTTGTCTGGACTCCCAATCGTGAGGGGGATTTGTCTGGGTATAAGATCTACCGCGGCATAAATAGTTGTGCAGATGCTTCATTGATGTACTTGGCGACTGTAGCGGCCCCGACGGCCGCATACACAGATATCATGATTCCTAGAAACACACAACTTGTGTGTTATGCGGTGACGGCATTCGATACTGCTCGGAATGAATCGCTATTCTCAAATAAGGTGAGCAAGACAGTGAATCTTGCCCCTTCGGCCCCGACCGCCCCATCTTTTCGTTAGGAGGTTCCATCATGGTTATCGTCGATTCCTCAACCGTTCGAGTGGATGGTACATACACTGAACCTGTCACTGAGACAGACCTTTCAGAGCTTGCCGACTTGGCGTATACCAATGTCTATTACAAGATTGCGAACAACCCTGCCGTTCGCGGTCCCCAAGTGCCTGCCTCTAAGGTTGCCGGTGGTGGTCTTATCAACACCTCCTTATTGGTGCCTATTGCCACAGGACAGAAATTGAATGTGGCATTCTGGGTCACGGCGACTGACTTATCGGGTCTAGAAGGACCAGCAACTCCTACCATCACGTTGTTGGTGGATCGTGTGGCACCATCTGCCCCAACGGGTTTTACTATCGCCTAGTAGTCTGGTTGAAGAAGCTATTGGGCCTAAAATAATGAGGAGTCTTTATTATGCGTGACGATGTGTTTAAGTTTATTGAATCTGTAGGACAGGTGGATGGACATACAGGACGGGTCACAGACGAGAACACTATCAAGGTGTACGCTGATCTAGTGGTCGAAGAGTATGAGGAATTTCGTGATGCGGTGACGGATGAGCAAAAACTCGATGGTGCGATGGACCTAATCTGGGTTGTCCTGGGATATTGCATTGCTCGTGGATGGGATGTCCCAGGTGCCTGGGGAGAAGTTCGACGCACCAATATGGCCAAGCTTCAGGTTGACCCTGCGACTGGGGTCCTCAAGCGACGAGCCGATGGGAAGATTCTGAAACCAGAGGGGTGGACGGGTCCCAACCTCACGCCTTTTGTGAACGGCGGTCAATAGTTCATTCAACCAGGAGGTTTTATTATGGCAGTTC